AACAAGTAGATCAACTTGAAAACAACAACGCAGTCAGGCGATACACTAAAGACGAACTGCGAGAGATCAAAACACGCTACAACCGTAGATATGTCGAAAAAAAGCGAGAAAATGAACACGTATGAATTATATGTACGCGTGACGAACACATCGCCAGATACGCATAGCGAGACGTATAAGCGGTTTTGCTTGATCGTGCATTACGTCAAGACGGGCAACGAAAAAAGGCTCGATGATATGATCGCAGCAAGGCAAGTAAAGCCAATCACAATAAAGAAAATAAGCGAGTCATTATCTATTTGATAAATTAGTCATTGCAACCAGGCAGGGCGCAGACTAAGATCAACAAGCGGCTAGGGATTGCAACCCGAAACGTCGGACACGCCTGCCGACTGCCGCATCAACTCCAGGCGATTAACTGAGGCGAGTTATGGACTATCACGAGTTTATTGCGTCAAAACACTTTAGGCCGATTGACGCGGGGTTTGAGTATCAATGCCAGTCTAGCTTTATGCGAGACTATCAAAAGCAAGTTGTGGAATGGGCATTGGCGCGAGGCCGTGCTGCTGCTTTTTTGGATACTGGGCTTGGCAAGACGCCTGTTGAGCTTGAGTTTGCACAAGCTGCCAGCGTAGAGACCAGCAAGCCATCTCTGCTATTGGCCCCATTGGCGGTAGCTCATCAGATCAGCAGAGAAGCGGTTAAGTTTGGCTATGATGCCAGGGTTATCGGTGAGCAATCCGATATCGGCGTTGGGATCAATATCTGCAACTACGAGAAATGTCACAAGCTCGACGTTAGCGTGTTTGGCGCAGTAGTGCTGGATGAATCAAGCATACTTAAAGGCATCGACGGCAAAACCCGTAAGATGCTTACCGAGTCATTTAAACACACGCCATACCGACTATCAGCATCAGCTACGCCAGCTCCAAATGATTTTATGGAGCTTGGCACGCAGGCAGAGTTTTTAGGCATTATGACGCAGGTTGAGATGCTGGCGACGTTTTTTATTCATGATGGTGGCGATACCAGCAAATGGCGTCTGAAGGGTCACGGCAAAAAGAAATTTTTTGAATGGCTGGCAACATGGTCTGTCATTATGCGCGATCCATCTGACTATGGTTTTAACGCGCTGCCAGAATTGCCACCGTTGCTAATCAATCAGATCACTATCGAATCTGGAATCACTGATGGTCTGTTTGCGCCGATGGCTCAGTCACTGAGTGAGCGGCAGCAAGCCAGGAAAAGCACCATAGATCAGCGATGCCATGCCGCAGCAGATTATGCCAATGGTACTGACAAGCAGATCATCATCTGGTGCGGATTAAACTCTGAAGGCGATTTACTGCAATCACTGATACCTGATGCTGTTCAGGTTTCCGGGTCAGACAAAGACGATGACAAGATCAGTCGCATGATAGGGTTTGCAGATGGTGTTCACCGGGTTTTGATAACCAAGCCGAAAATAGCCGGGTTCGGCATGAACTGGCAGCACTGCAATGAGATGGTTTTTGTCGGCCTGTCTGATTCTTTTGAGCAGTATTATCAGGCCGTCAGGCGATGTTGGCGCAACGGCCAGCAGAGTCCTGTTAATGTTTATGTCATAACGGCAGACGTTGAGGGCGCAGTGGTTGCCAATATACAACGCAAACAGCAACTGGCTGACACGATGATGCGAGAAATGGCGGCAATCGCTAAGCAGTCTTTTCATGGTTTCGACAAAGCGAAAAACGAGCTTCGAGCATACGAGGCTAATGTTAAAGCACCTATGCCTACATTCGGGAGATAAGCAATGAACGTCAAAGATTACAAACAAGGAAAAAACTATATCGCATATAACGCAGACTGCATTGAAGTTGCGAATAGTATGGATACAAATAGCGTAGGGTTTATCTGTTACTCTCCGCCATTTTCATCGCTGTATACATACAGTAACGATGAGCGTGACATGGGAAACAGCGCGAATGATGATGAGTTTTTCAAGCACTTCGGTTTTTTGATCAAAGAAATGTACAGGATATTGAAGCCAGGGCGACTGATGGCTGTGCATTGCATGAATTTGCCATCGTCAAAGCAGAATGACGGGTTTATCGGGATTAAGGATTTTCGCGGTGATCTGATTCGCGCATTCCAGGCTAACGGGTTTCACTATCATTCGGAAGTGTGCATCTGGAAAGATCCAGTTGTCGCTATGCAGCGCACTAAAGCCATTGGGCTATTGCACAAACAGCTTAAAAAAGACAGCACGATATCCCGCCAGGGTATTCCTGACTATCTAGTGGTTATGCGCAAAGAAGGCGACAACCCTGAACCAGTAAGCGGAGAGCTTCGCTATTATGTTGGTGATGATCCTGCGCCAGGGTTTGGAAGCATTGAGCGATCAGATGGTTCTTTGTATTGGGTTCCGCAGCACGAAAACGCGACCAACATCGACACATGGCAGAGATACGCTAGCCCGGTATGGATGGATATTAACGCAACAAGAACATTGCAATATCAAAACGCTCGCGCAAGCGACGATGAGCGCCATATCTGCCCGTTGCAGCTCGACGTTATCGAGCGAGCTATGCAGCTATGGAGCAACCCAGGAGATGTTGTCTACAGTCCGTTTATGGGTATTGGTTCGGAGGGCTATGTTGCATTGCAAATGGGGCGGAAGTTTGTCGGCACTGAACTCAAAGAGTCATATTTTGATCTAGCTAAGCGCAATCTTGATGAAGCCGAGAATGTAGCTCAAGCTGATATATTCGGAGAACTATTCTAATGCCAACCCAACGCGAAATAGCAAAAGAACACGGCATGAGCTTTCCGGCAGTAGTCCGGCTCTATGCCGAGGCCGGGCATAGCATCCACGACACGGCGCTGATCCTGGAGCGCGACCCTGCAGCGTTCCGGCGCTTATGCCAGCGCCAGGGCTGGGAATCGTTGTTTAAACGTGGCGAGGATAGTGTGGCGTCAAAGCAAGCGCGAGCGGATAGGCGCGGCGTATGCACAGATGGTCTTAGAAGCGCTTGTAAGGCTGCTAGTGACGCTAATCCTGTTTATCAGTGGGTAACACTGGACGGTGTGACAGACACGATCACAGGGCACGCTAGGCGGCTAGGGATACCCATCGGCACGGTGCGCAACCGGCAGCGGGTCAGGCCGGGAGACTGGGAGTATGTTTTTGCGCAGCGTAGTCACGTCAAGCCGCCAGGCACTCAGGGGCACCATTGGCGCAATTTGGTTATAAGAAAGGGTCAGGATTAGTCTAAAACGGTATTCTTGGCTGAGTGCGTCAACTGGCGCGCTTGCGTTGAGCAGGTAGTTTTACTGCTTGCGCACCGCAACGACCCAGATACAGCGTCAATAACTGTATGGTTGATCAAGTGGTTAAACGATCCTAAAAACATCCGGCGGTCTGCTAACATGTCGCTGGAACTGATAATTGAGAAGGCAAAACGGGAGATAGGTAATGTCGAGAAAAATTAACACACCCGCCGAGCATAGGGCTTTTTTACTTGCAGCAATGGAAGCCGTTGCAGAGGGCCGAATAAACGTGGCGCAAGCTAACGCTATTGTAGGTATTAGCGGAGAGTTTCACAAATCAGTCAGGCAAGAATGGGATATGCGAGTCTACGCTACTGAGCATCTGACTATAGAGCATGGTAAAGTTATAAAAATGCTGGAGTCAGATTAATGTTTTTGCCAGCAGAGCACCTAATATCTTGTGAAAGTTTGTACAAAGATCCAAGGTTTTTTTCTTTTAGGCGTGAAAAAATAAGTGCGAAATGGGGAACTTATTACGAACCAGTTAAAGAGTGCATATTAAGAGGAAGCAAATTAGGTATTGAGCAAGGCAGCAAATATAGAAGTTATTCATCGCCTTACTTGTACCAAATCGCGTATAAAGCTGGATTCAAGTTCGCAAGGTCAAGCAAAAGCATTTTAATAATAAAAAATAAATATCTAGGGTTATGGCAGGTTGAGAAAAAAGCTATAGATTGTTTCGTGTCTGGATATGAAGATTACTGCGAGCAAGTTAAAAAAATCAAGTGGAGCGAAATAGAAAGGCCGAAAGTCATTAATAAGTATTCTATTTTTTTGTTTTCTAAAATTCAAGACGAAGAAAAGCATCGCGCTTTAGTCAGTCTGGCTGGAGAATGGAGCGACAACGAATCAATTTTAAGAAGGGTAAGTGGAAATGAAATCAATTGAAAACGAATGGGCGCAAATAGCAGGCCCAATGCAAGCACAAGGCGCACCGGATGAAGTAGTGCGCCAGTATCGTGGTGTATTCTTGACCGGGATGTTAGTCGGTCTGGATATTAAGCTGGTCAGCAAGAAAAACATCAAAGAGGCTGTCGATTACCTGACCGCGCAGTTGGGCGAATTGATGTTGATGGAGGTCGGCACGGATGCTTCGAGCAATCATTGAGCTTGTTTGTTTGACGCTTGCGTTTTTGGTTGTAACTGCAACCGCGTGGACTATCGTCGCGTGCAGTATGATGGTAATCATGTGGGACGATGCGTATCTAAACCCCATGCGCTGGCCGCCGGAGGTCTTTTATCCGTGGTTTGCTGTGACGCTGGTCGCTTGGCTGGGTGTTTTGATATTTATTGAGATTGCGAGGCATGAGGGATGAAAGACGTCATTAACGATCTATGCGAACTAATACATCAACAGAACGTCGATGCCGGTTGGTGGCACGACATAAACACAGGAGCACCACTTGAGCGTAACGATGGTGAGTTGATTTGTTTGATGCACTCAGAATTGTCTGAGGCGTTAGAAGGTGTACGTAAAGGCAAGTTCGACGATCACTTGCCTAACCGCATGGCCGTTGAAGTCGAGCTGGCCGACTGCATTATCCGCATTATGGACTATGCAGGCGGTCGTGGGCATGACCTGGGCGGGGCGATAATGGAAAAACTGGCATACAACAAAAAGCGCCAGGATCACAAGATCGAGAACAGGCGTAAGAGTGACGGCAAGAGGTTCTGATTATGACGGACGACGACGAACGCCTTTTGATCGACTTGTTAGTCGAGCAAATTGCTTTGAAGATCCAGGCGGCTGAGCTAAACGCGGCGGCCTTGATTGACAAGCTGGGCGTCACTCAACATCAAGTATACGCGGTCAGAAAGCGTCACTACGTCGAGATTGTTAGTCGAGCTAAGGCGCTTGCGCAGAATAGGAGAAGTGGGTAGTATTGCTCGATGCGGAGTCACGCCCGCTAAAGATTTAGGATAAAACGGGATTTGTATTTTATTGACGGGGTAGCCTAAACGCCCGCGTGAACGTCGATAGAGTACAAATCCCCTTTTTTTGGTGATTAGAAATGAATGAACTTGCAAGTATCGAGCAAGGTAAGACAATGAGCAGCCGCGAGATTGCGGAATTGACTGGTAAGCGTCATTTGTGCGTGGATGACGTGATGAAAATCGAAAGCCGGAAAATCCGCGAATCCGCAAGGGGCGAGGACTGTACGCTAAACATTCTTGGTGCGTGCAACTACAACCCGGAGACAACGGTGCTTGCTCATCTGCCTGATGAATCACACGGCATGGGGCGCAAAAGTGACGATCTGAGCGCGTGTTTTGCCTGCTCAGCCTGTCACGACGTTGCAGACGGCAGAGCGCTATGGCCGATAAACGGACAAGACTCGGAATCCAGGCTGAAAGACTGGTACTACCGGAGAGCGCAGACCAGAACGTGGCGCAGATTGATCGAGATGGGGGTTATTAAGCTTTGAGTGCATATTACAACGAGCATGACCCTTTTGCAGCGCAATGGCTGCGCGAACTAATTAAAGCCGGAATGATTGCGCCTGGCGACGTAGACGAGCGGAGTATTGAAGATGTCACACCAACAGAGCTTATGGGATACACCCAATGCCACTTTTTCGCAGGCATCGGGGTCTGGTCATACGCACTGCGACAAGCAGGATTGCCTGACGACCAGCCAGTATGGACGGGTAGCTGCCCATGCCAACCATTCAGCTCGGCAGGCAAGGGAGCAGGGTTTGATGATGAGCGGCACCTGTGGCCTAGTTTCCAGTGGCTCATCCAGCAGTGCCGCCCTGCAATCGTCCTTGGAGAACAGGTTGCGAGCAAAAACGCAGAACCTTGGATCGATCTTGTACAAGCTGACCTGGAAGCAATGGGTTACGCCTTCGGGTGTGTCGCGTTTCCGGCTTCGGGCGTCGGCGCGCCGCACATCAGAGATAGAGCTTACTGGGTGGGTAACGCCCTCGGCCAGGGACTGGAAGGACTCGCCGGGGATGACCGCGCAGCGCGATGGCAGGGACCGGAACGACCAGTTGCCGAGGCAGGCTTATCTTGCAGGATGGCCGACAAACACAGCAACAGATGCAATCAAACGCGGCAGCGTATCGCCTCGACCGGGAGCGATGGGATTGAGCGAGACTGTAGGGTTAGCGGGATGGCCGACACCGCAGGCGATGGATGCCAGCGGCAAAGCGAGGCACGGCAGATTGAAGAGGGCCGGGAACCGCGATCCGACGCTGTTCGGCAGTTATCGATGGGATCTGAAAGACATGCCGACACTGATCGGCCCGGTCCGACTAACGGTTTCTGGCGAGCTGCTGACTGGGTGTTCTGCCGGGATAACAAATGGCGACCAGTTGAACCCGGCGTTAGCCCGTTGGATTCAAGCGCTACCAACCGAGTGGGACGACTGCGGGGCTATGGTAACGCAATCAACGCCGAAGCGGCGAAAGCCTTTATCGAATGCGTAATGAAGGGCGAAGCATGAACCACTTAACAGGAGGCCAACGATGGCAAACACAGCAAGAATGACAAAAGAAGAAAAAATCGAACTGCTATCTGAAAACACGCAATGGCGAACGACCGTTGAGCAAGTTGTTCTGCTGCTGGGGGCGCGTAAAGACCCGCAAGCTGCGCAGATAACCGTCTGGCTGATGCGCTGGCTGAGTGATCCGAAGAACGTGCGCAGAACGCGGAGCATGAGCGTGCAGCAGATTATTGATTTAGCAAAAAGCATGCTGGTATGAGTGCGCTCGAAGACTCGCTAGCGTTCCAAATCCGGGCGGTCGGCTTGCCAGCACCGGAGCGGGAGTATCGGTTTCACGCGAAGCGCAGATGGCGTTTTGACATGGCCTACCCGGACATGCTGTTGGCTATTGAGGTCGAGGGTGGTACTTGGACAGGAGGCCGACACACGCGAGGCGCTGGCTACGAAAAAGACGCGGAAAAGTACAATACGGCGGCACTGGATGGCTGGACAGTGCTACGTTTCACGGGAAACATGATCAAGTCAGGCATGGCAATCCAGCAGATTCAGAGGGCATTCGAGCAATGGCAGAGTCAAGAGAGCAGTTTTTAGCAAAATGCGGCCTTTACACCAAAGTTTCGGACATTCCAGAAGACGAACGCAAGGCAATGCTGGAGCGCATCAATGTTGAAGAAATCGACCGACACCGAATCGCATCACGACGCCATCAGCGTGTTTACCAGGCTAAAAAACGGGCGATTGACGCAAGTTAATCTTGAGGATAAACAAGTTCCAGAAAGCGGGGTGCATCGGACGCTCGCCGGATTCCCATTTTTGCCATGACCGCTGAGTCGAGTGTATTAGCTCAGCGGCTTCTGCCTGGGTTAAGCCCGCTTCAACTCTGCGGGCGCGGATGTCTTGGGTAGTGGGGCTATTCATAATCCAGTTCGTCTTCAGCGGCTTTCGCTTCCATGCCATCGCAATCGCAGCCTTCGCCACGCCCGCAAACGCACTCAGGCTCATAGTCTTGCTCGTAGTAATCAGGTTCTTGGTCTTCTGCTGAGTAAGTATTCATGTCATGCCATCCAGGTGCTAAAATGGCAGTAAGGCCCGCTAGGCGGGCTGGGCGGCTAGATTTATTCGCTTTCGCTCAACACTTCTACCAAGCGCCCTTCAGCTTCAATGTTGTTCCCGTTCTCGTCATGCAGGTGGACGTTAACAACTTCGCCAATAAAAGCCTCTGGCGACTGCCCATCGAGCGTGTCGTCGTCAATCGTTCCAACCGTGCCGTCTTTGAGTAGTACCGTGTAAGTGGTCATGATGTAACTCCTTGAGGGATGTTGGCCAGCACTGCGCTGTCCATGAGAGATATAATGCACCCAGTGGGTACATAAGGCAATGTGATAAGACGACAATCTACTGTGCTAAAGCGACAATATGCTTTGGTAGGGTGCTTTTTGGTAAAAACCTATAGCTCAAAAGCCAAACATCAGGTAATCAAATTCTCAGTGCCATCACTCCCGAGTTGCCCGGTCATTGTACCGGGCTTTTTTTTGGCTTATGATTGGGTAGTTATTGTCAATTCAATCGGTGAGTTATGGTTGATCGAATACGAGGCAGGCGATGGATGGAGATACGCAAGGTGGTTCTTGCCAATGCACCATTTTGCGAGATCTGTAACATCAATCCATCAACTCAAGTCGATCACATCCAACGGTTAGCAGATGGTGGCATCAACCATCCTGATAACTATCAGGCGCTTTGCCATGACTGCCATGCCAACAAGACAGCACATGAGAACCACTGGCAGGACAAGGTTGAGATTGGCGAGGATGGTTATCCTTTAGGTTAAGATGATGGCGCAAGTTAAATTAACAGTTCGCTTTAGTAAAAGATGGTATGCATTTTTGCTCTGGCCGATAGTTAAAGGCTACGTGTTTCTAGGCGGAGACAAAGGTAAAGCGTATCAGTTTGTTATCGATAAACTGTATAAAATAGAAGTAGTTGGTTAATAGGTACGGCGGGGTAAAAAGTTTTTGCCGTTACCGGACACCGCTGGCGGGACGTCAATTTTTGTGCTAATCCGGAAAATGCCCATGATATAAGGGCTGCAACGTAAGTGGGTACTAACTAACATGACAAAGCGCTCAACTAGAACAGACTCAATAGCGGGTCAACTCGACAAATTTGCGCAGGCAAGCAAAGCGATAAACCCGCCTAACCATATACAGTTGCGTGATGGCGACCGGCCTTTTTGGGATAGCGTCGTGCGCGCGCGCGAAGCATCCACATGGAGCGAAAACGATTTAGAGCTTGCGGCTAACCTGGCAAGATGTAAAGCCGACATTGAGCGACTGTGCAAAGAGATCGAAGCCGAGGGCGATATTGTGGAAAACCAGCGAGGCACACAGATTGTCAACCCAAAGCATACTCTGCTGGAGACGCTGAGCCGTAGAGCCGTCGCGTTGACGCGGTTGTTACACATTCACCCGGAGGCGACTGTTACCGCAAAAGACCGGGCGAAGTCTGCTACTGCGCACCGTGAAGCACAGCAGACTGTTAACAAGATCGAATCTGAGGATCTCATAGCGAAGCCACACTGATGACTAGAGGTGAGAAGGTTTGCGCATTTATAAGCCGTTATTGTTTGGTGCCAGAGGGAAAGCTGGTAGGCAAGCCAATCGTGCTGCAACCGTTTCAGCGCAAATTCATCCTGGACGTTTACGACAACCCGGCAGGGACGCGAAAAGCAATCCTGTCAATAGGACGCAAGAACGGCAAAACGGCGCTGATTGCCTGCATACTACTGGCGCACCTGGTAGGGCCGGAGGCGCAACTGAATAGCCAGATAGTTAGCGGCGCAATGTCACGCGATCAGGCAGGTTTAGTGTTCTCGCTGGCGGCAAAAATGGTGCAGCTCAACCCGGAGTTGTCAGGCATTGTTAAGATCGTGCCAAGCGGCAAAAAGCTGATAGGATTGCCGATGAATGTCGAGTTCAGGGCATTGGCAGCGGACGGCACCACGGCGCATGGACTTAGCCCTATCCTGGCGATACTTGATGAGCTTGGTCAGGTACGTGGCCCACAGAATGATTTTGTTGATGCGATCACAACAAGCCAAGGCGCGCATGACCGCCCTTTGCAGATGGTGATTAGCACGCAGGCTCCGACTGACGCGGATTTGTTGTCTATCTGGATCGACGATGCCAAGCAGGGTAATGACCCGCGCATAGTCTGCCACCTGTACAGCGCGGAGAAAGACGCTGATGTGCTGGACAAAGATGCCTGGAAAGCCGCTAACCCAGCCATCGGCGTATTCAATAGCATAGAAAACGTCGAGCAGGCAGCGCAGGAAGCAGCGCGCATGCCAAGCGCTGAGAATACATTTAGAAACCTGTTTTTGAACCAGCGCGTCAGCGTGTTCAGCCCGTTCGTGTCGCCTAACCTTTGGCGTTCGTGCGCAAGTCCAGTTGATGACGATGTTTTTTTCGAGAATCCTGTCTATGTTGGTCTTGACCTGTCGGCGCGCAACGACTTAACCGCTATGGTGATGGTTGCCGTTGACGATGACGGGCGCTATTACTGTCGAGCTGATTTTTTTGCGCCGGAGACGGGCGTTAAAGACCGCGCCAAGCGAGACCGCGCACCGTATGATGTATGGGCAGCACAGGGCCATTTAACGCTGACTCCAGGTGCATCCGTTGATTATGCGTATGTTGCTGAGCGGCTGGCGCAGATATGCTCAGACTGCAATGTACAGGCCATAGCGTTTGATCGGTGGCGCATCGATGTGCTGAAAAAAGAGATTGCTGCCATTGGCCTAGACCTGCCGTTAGAGCCGTTCGGGCAGGGGTTTAGAGACATGTCGCCTGCTGTTGATGCGCTGGAATCCGAGATATTGCAGGGCAGGTTTACGCATCCAGATAACCCGGTTCTCAACATGTGCGCGACTAATGCAGTGGTGATCAAAGACCCGGCAGGCAACCGAAAGCTAGATAAATCAAAGTCCACGGCGCGCATAGACGGCATGGTTGCTCTGGCCATGGCTATGGGCAAGTCCACCAGTTTAGAGGCTAGTTATGACTCAATCTACAACCACACCGCGCTATAACGTGCTGCCAGAGTTGTTGCTTGTTTTAGGGTGCTCCGCACTGCTATCAGGCGTCTACTTGAGGTACGGATTAGACTTGACATTGATAACTGGCGGGATTTACGCGACAATACTGGCAATCTTAACAGCATTAGGCAGGGCATAGGCGCATGTTTTTCAATTTTGACGCAAAGCGCAAGACCGAGCTAATCAAGCCTGTCCAGCCTACGTTTAGTTTCGGCATGCCTGGTGCCGGTGTTCGGGTTGATGGTGACTCTGCATATACATACAGCGCATTCTGGGCGTGCGTCAAAATCATATCCGAAACCATAGCCTATCTGCCGTGGCATGTCATGCAAAACGGACAGGCTAGTTCAATAGCCGACATGCATCCGCTTGACAGGGTAGTTTATCGCAAACCAAACCCGGAAATGGACAGCTACACGTACAAGGAAATTATGCTCAGCCACGCGTTGACGTGGGGCAACCACTACGCGGAGATCGAGCGTAATCGACTTGGCGACATTGTGGCGCTATGGCCGATTGACCCGGAGACAGTGCAGGTTAAACGCGACAACAGCGACCGCATAGTGTACGAGGTTCAGCAGCCAACAGGTGCAACGACTGTGCTGCCAGCGCGCGACGTGTTTCACATCCGTGGGCCGTCTCGTGATGGACTGTGCGGATATTCAGTTATTCAGATGGCGCGTGAATCCATTAGTTTAGGTTTGGCTGCTGAGGCGTTTGGCGCGTCGTTTTTTGGCAATGGCGCTATACCTGGCGTCGTGATCAAAAACAGCGGCGGCGCAAAGCTGAAAGAGGAAGGCGTTAAAAACCTTCTGGCAACCTGGAACAAGAAAAACAAGGGGCCGCGCAATTTCAACAAAACAGAATACCTTGATGCAGGCATGGAGATCGAGCGCATAGGCATACCGCCTGCTGATGCTCAATTTCTGGAGACTCGCAAATTCCAGATCACCGAAATTGCTCGATGGTTCCGCATCCCGCCGCACAAACTGGCCGACCTTGAGCGCAGCACGCACAGCAACATTGAAAGTCAGAACATTGAATTCGTGACTGACAGCATCATGCCGTGGGTGAGCCGCATTGAGTGCCAGGCGGATGTCAGCCTGTTGCGTGAGGATGACTACGGACGATACTATAACAAAATCAACGTGAAAGGTTTGTTACGCGGCGATTCCAAGACTCGTGGCGAGTTTTATAAATTGATGGCCAGCTTGGGCGCCATGTCGATTGATGAGATCCGCAGCAAAGAGGACATGGACCCGATAGGCGGCGCTGAGGGTGACTTGAAACTGGTACCACTCAACATGACTACGCTTGAGCGCATGGTGCAGGGTGAGGTTAAGCCTACTGGTGGTGTATCCAGTAACGCAAGCGCGCTGATGATGGATACA